AAGGTATTTTTTAGTGAGGGCGTATCTCAGAACAACCTATCGTGTATGATACTAGGCACACCTATTAGTGATAACAGATCATTACTATCTCAGTTAGCAGGAAGAATAATGCGTAAGAACCCTGGAAAGCTAAACCCTGTACTGGTAGATATGATTCTAAAGGGAGACTCAGCCAGAGGACAAGCTAATAAGCGTAAATCTATTTTTAAGATTTTTGGTTGGGATATGATAAGTATAGATTTACAGGGATTGATTAACCGAGTAATGCAATTACGCAAGTAACTTGAAATAACATCTTTATATTTTTGCAAACAACCCAGTTATTTAGGGTTGTACCTGTCTTTATAAAGAAAGGAAAGAAACGGTTTTTAATAGAAATAAATTATAAAAATAAAAGAAGTTCACTATAGAAAGTTAAAAGAATTACTTGCTTAACTAGATAAATTACAGTATAATATCTTTATTGAATAGGAAAAGGAGATAAAAAGAATGATATTCTATGATTATTCCAAAATATGGATACTGTCAGGGGGAGAAAGCAAACATATAGTACGATATTTTCAGGCTATAGTGAACAAAGCTCCTGGGTATAAGTTCCTTGTAGGTCATGACTATATCATCAATGAAAGTATAGTGGTTAAAAATCAAAAGAAACTAAATGCTAGAGTATTAGCGGAATACTTAGGACTATGTGCATTAAGACCTTATTCTGTGTATAAGTTCTATAATAATAAAGACATTTACATTGACCGGCTACCTAGGTATGTCCCTAAAAAAGTTATACAGGACTGTCCCTTTATAACTATAGATTTAGAAATAAATAAAGTAGTATTTGAAAAGGAGCAATAAACCTAATGGCTAACCTAATAGTTATAAAGTGGTATGACCAAAAATAATGGAGCTGTGTGTAGGATATGAATTAGATACTATACACTCTATATGTAAGAGTTTAGATAATAACCCTAATGTAAGACACTGGTGTATCCCTGATTTTTATGAGGGCTGTATTCCCTTATATAAAGAAAAGTTATGGGAAAAGTTAAATCAGGATATGAATAAATGGGATTACCGCTAGGAGTAAAAAATGAAGTTTGCACAAAAAATAAACTCTCAAAACGAAGATAGAGAATACCACGTAACAAGTGACTTGCATTTCTTTCACAAAAACATCATAAAACACTGTCCAGATACTCGACTTTTCGAGTCTGTAGACGAAATGAATGTAGAACTAGTAAACCACTGGAACAGTACTATTGGTGTAAACGATGTAGTATTCCATGTAGGAGACTTTAGCTTTGGGAACGAAGAGCATACACAAGCACTGTTAGCTCAGCTAAATGGAACTATAATTTTTATATATGGAAACCACGATAAAATATTGCGTAAGATAAGTAAAGTACCATCTACTAATCAGTTCTTTGACTATCTAGAGATTATGTTTAACGGTACAAAAGTTTGTATGGGTCACTACCCTATGCACGTATGGAATCAGTCAGGACGTGGTAGTGTTATGTTGTACGGACACACTCACGGTAGCTTTGAGGCTCCTGGTCGTACTATGGATATAGGGTATGATGCTAATGGGAGAATACTAAAGCTACAGAAAGCTGTAGATATGTGTGAGCAACGTGATATATATACCCCTGACCACCACTAGTACTAATCCTATGGTATTTTTAACTAGTACGAATCCTATGGTATTTTTAAGGAATTAATATGAAAACCCCGAAAGAAATAGTACTTAGTTTATTGATAGAGTTGTTAGAGCCTGAGAACCAGAAACCAAACATGGCTATCTGTGAATCAATAGAAAATTTTATAAGGGAAAAATAGTTTTAACTACAGTTAACTCAAATTACATTTTTAAAAAGTGTATGCCTATTTTGAGAAAAACTTTACGTAATGCTTGCCGAGATTGGGAACATTACTCGGGTAACCCGCTATTCCCAATATGGATATCATATGCAGAAGAGTTACAGACTAGTAATGCTGTTGCTGCTTATTGTGATTGTAAAGACTACTGGTCAGGTGAGTATGGTCGTAGACGTATCGAGTTAGTTCACCGTATGATCAATTCACTTAATACAAGAGAGAAAATATGAACAAGCTAAATGTTGACGACCTAGTAGAAAATAGACATGGTAACAAAAGCGTACATGGTATTCCTAACCACATACTAGCTAAGCAAGGGAATGCCTTAAAACAAAACATCAAGTTAATCTAAGGAAACAAAAATGGATATATTAAAAGTACTGGAACAGTTTAATAAGACTAATGAAACCCATAGCAATGGCACAAAATTAATTTTAGAGTTAGACTCAGGTTACAACGTTTTATCTATAGAAGCCCAAGCAAGAACTGCCCCCGAAATTGCTCGTGTAAGGCACGATTTATATATAGGTGATATACAGAAGTCTATATTACAAGACGTTGTTGAGGAGCATATAAACATGACGCTAAAAGACCTAGACGAGTATGTAAAATATAAGGAGTTGGATAAAGATTTAAAAAACTTGTAGACTGTTAGCTCATTAACCTGTATAATATATTTTAGAAATTGAGAAAAGAAAAAGTTACTTAGTTACCTAGAACGACCTCAGTTTAGAAAGTTAAAAATGTATTGACTATTAGTAATATAAACTGTATAATATGTTTTAGAAATTAAGAAAAGAAAAGTTACTTAGTTACCTAGAACGACCTCAGTTTAGAAAGTTAAAAAATAGTATTGACTTTTAATAATATAAACTGTATAATATATCTTAGGAAATCGGGAAAAATACTGGTTTCCTAATAATAAACCTAAAATACCGGCAATTTAGCCAAACTAAAGGATAACAAAATATGAATGAAGCACAAACAACAGCAATGGGTTCTAACTGGGCAGAAACTAAAGGCGAAGCAGTATCTAACCGAGTTACTTACATGAAAGTAAACAAAGGTCGTAACCAAGTACGTGTTGTAGGTAACATCTTACGTCGTTACGTATACTGGGTAACTAACGTTGACGGAAGCAAATTGACTTTTGAAAACTTAGACTTTAACCGTGAGTCAGAAGCGTTTGAAAATACTAACATGAATCCTGTTAAAGAATTAAAACTACAAGCTACTACCTTTACTGGTGAGCTAGAGTTTGATAAAGAAGGAAACCCAAAACCTCTTGGTTCTAAGAAAGCGTATATGATTCCAGTAATCAACCGCTCAACAAATGCTGTAGAGTACATGGAACTTAAGAAAGGCGTATTTGATGGTATTAACGAAGTAATGGCTAAGTTACATGACCCAAAGATTACTCGTCGTTATGCAGACAAAGAATACTCTGTTCCAAACCCTAGTTTCATTGATATTGTATTTGCTAAAAATGGTGCAGGCTTAAACACTGAGTACAAGGTAGATATTATGGAAACAATGGACTTTGTTACTGATCCCGAAATGTTTGAAAGTCTATCTGAGCAACACAAGCAAGATGCCTCTTTAATCGAAAACTTAAAGCCTATTGAGGAAGTATTTCCGCGCAAAAACATACACTGAACTAAAAGAAGATCTTACTAAGTTTATGTTAGGTAAAAGCGGGAAATAAAGATAAAGAAGAGGGTGCTGCTGGAAACGCCCCTACTCCTTCAGAGTTTAAGAACTACGATAAAGAAGCTATGTCAGAACTTGACGATTAACACTATATATGGAGGGCTAGTTAGCCCTCCTTTTTTATTGGAGAAAATAAAATGTCTCATTATAGTTGTAGAAAGTGTGGGGAGTATATTGTGTGATGGTAACTGTGAAACCCCTGAGAAAATGGCAAAAAAACTTCTAAGTAACCAAATACAGGAAGCTAAGATATTTATAAATAAAGAAAACCTACGCGTAAGAAAACTTAAACAATCTATTAACCTATTAAAAAACATGGAGAGTATATTATGTATGAGGGCACTATCTAATGGCAAAAATACTATTTAGTGCAGACTGGCATATTATGTTAGGGAAAAAAGGAGTTCCTAAGAAGTTTCAAACCGACAGATTTATGTTGTTAGTAGAAGAACTGAACAAAGCATTCGTAAAGCAGAAATGTGACTTACATATTATTGGCGGAGACATACTGGATAAGTTTGCCCCTACGGTAGAAGAAAGTGAGTTGTACTATGAGTTAATAGCAAAAATAAACCATAAGACTATTATCTACACAGGCAACCATGAAATGATAAGTAAAACTAAGACAGTATTAGATACTATATCAAAAGAAACATCTAGATGCAATCCTTTAGTTACTGTAGTAGGCTCCCTACGCACACAAGACTTTGATATAGTAGACTACAGAGAACTACATAAGAGTAGTTGGGATAATCCAGTATCTAAGCTATGTTTTACCCATGTTAGGGGTTCTATACCACCGCATGTGGAGCCTGAAGTAGACTTAGATAAGTTTAAGGATTATGAACTGATTATAACAGGAGACTTACACTCGCACAAAAATACACAAAACATACCTTCAGGAGCTTCCCTGGTATACCCAGGCTCTCCACTAACTACATCTTTCCACCGTAAGAAGCAGGCTGGCGCTAATGGCTTTTTAACAGTAGATACAGGTTTACTAAGTACACAATGGCATGAGTTAGGTTACTTACCACAACTCATAAGAAAAACTGTAAACGCAGGAGAGCCTATGCCTACAGGAGAGTATGACCGTGTTATCTATGAAGTAATTGGAGACTTATCTGATTTAAAAAACGTAGAAGACAGTGATGTACTAGATAAGAAAATACATAAGAATTTAGGTTCTGAAGCCACTCTAAAGCTAAATAGAGACATAACAATAGAACAAGAACTAGTGTTATGGATGCAGCAGATAGAGCAGATGGATAAGGAAAAGATAAAAGAAGTGGCTTCGTACGCAAAAGGTATAATAAATGAAAATAACGTTACATAGACTAAGAGGTGATAACATACTAACTTACGGTTCTTTTGACGTATCCTTAGATGGTAGTATAGTAAACCAGTTAGTAGGTAAGAATGGAAGCGGAAAAAGCAGCATCCCCACAATTATAGAAGAAATACTATATAATAATAATTCCCGAGGAATAAAGAAAGCCAAGTTAGTAAATAGACGTACAAAAGAAACCAGTTGGTGGGGGGAGATTACTTTCTCTATTAGTGAAGATGTTTACATAGTACTAAAGACTGTAAAGACCACAGCAAAAGTAGTTCTTACTAAAAATGGAAAAGATATTAGTGGACATACAGCTACTCAGACTTACTTAATATTAAAAGAAAAGCTTGGTGGAATGGACTTTTCCACATTCTCTAAGTTAGTTTATCAGTCTATGAAGTCTTCACTGGATTTTATAGAAGCTACTGATACAGGTAGAAAGAAGTTTCTTACATCTTTCCTCGGGTTAGAAAAGTATGGTAAAATAGAAGCTAGTCTAAAGGTAAGCTTCAAAGAGCTATCAGCAAATGTAGATAAAACAACAGAAGAAATACAGAAGCTGAGTACTTGGGTATCTAATAACTCAGATATATCATTAGAAGACGAAGACCTTGACGTACCAGAAATCCCTGATAACTCGGCAAAAATAGCGGAAGGCTATGACAATATAAGTAATATAAAAGCAGATAACGCAATGTCTACAGCACACAACAAAGCTATCTCAGACTCTAGAATAAGATTAGGACAGTTTAATAAGCAAAAAGAACTAGTACAAATGCTACGGATTTCTGAGCCTGAGACTAAAATGTATTTTGATGCGGCAAGGTTAGTAGAACTTACAAAAGAGCTTACAGAATTAAAGTCACATTTAGTCTATACTAAAAAGAACTATAAGATATACAAAGACGAGTCAACTAATGTAAACTGCAAAGAGTGCGGGCATGAACTTGATACTTCTGAGTCTTTTAGACTACTAACCCAGTACAAAGAAGAATTTATAAAAACAAAAACACAATACGAGAGTGTAGATATTATTAAAGAAGAGATTTTTCGAGATAAAATCTTATTTGACAATTACGCGCAGTGGACAGCAGATCTGCAAAAGCAAGAAGAAAAATTAGAAGCGTTTGGTGACGTAAGCGAACTAGACAATAACGAGCTAGTAATAAAAGATACTTCACAGCTACTAAAAGAAATAAACAAGTTAACGCTCGCTACTGAAACAGCTAGAGATAAAGCAGAGACAGTACGACTAAATATAGCTAAAGCTAAAAAGAACAACGAGTTTTACCACCGGTCTAAAGAAAAGCTAAAAGAAAGTACCGACAAGGTAGAAAAACTTACTAAAGAACTACTAGAGCTAAATAAAGAAAAAGGATATTTAGCTGTACTATTGAAAGCCTTTGGAACTAAAGGGTTAGTAGCATATAAGATAGAAAGTAGCATAAAGATATTTGAAGAATTAATTAATAAGTATTTAAGCGTGTTTACTAATGGTAACTTTGCTTTAGTATTTAAGTTAGAAGGTATAAAGCTGCAAGTAGTTATTTATGATAATGGGGAAGAAACAGCAATGCCTTCTTTATCTTCTGGAGAGCAGTCTAAGGTAAATATTAGTACGTTACTTGCTATACGTAACTTAATGAGTTCTGTATCCGAAATTAGCCTTAACACTTTATTTTTAGACGAAGTAGTTAGCGTACTCGACCAAGAGGCATTAGATACACTGATAGAAATATTATTAAAAGAATACGACTTAAACACTTTCATAGTATCTCATGGCTACGACCACCCACTTACTAAAACACTAACAGTGAAAAGAGAAGGACTTATTAGTACAATAAGTTCTTAAAGGAATATATTAAAATGTCAATAGACTCAAGAGCAAAAGGAGCTAGATTTGAGCATCAAATACGTAAGATGTTGTCAGACCACACAGAGCTAGAATGGTTAAGAGTTCCAGGATCTGGGGCATTTAGTGCTTCCCATGCTCTCAAGGGAGACGTATACTTAGCCCCCTCTACTGGTAAAATGTCGGCTTGGACTATAGAAGCAAAAGATTATGCAGACGAAGTCTTAACATCTAACCTGTTTAGGGCTACAGAATCTCAGTTTGAGAAGTTCCTAGCGCAGACGTACCGAGAAGCCGAACAAATGAACGCGAAGCCTATACTGGTATTTAAGAAAACACGGGGGATACTTTTATGTGCTATAGATATAACAGAAGCTATGGATATAATGGACTCAGAAGTACCTTGTATGGTGTTTTCTAAAAAGGATTACGAAGTAGTAATACTTAGTTTCGAGAACTGGCTAAATACAATGAAAACAGAGGACTTAATAAAATGAAGGAAGGAATAGAAGATTTAGACTTAGAAATGGATTCATGGGTTGAAGAGCTGGTTACATACAAAGAACGTAATAACCTACTAATAGTAGATGGGCTAAACTTAGCTTTTAGATGGAAACAACGGGGTAACAACATAAAACCTGATGTTTTCGCTGCTAAGCTAGTAAGTACAGTAAATTCTTTAGCTAAGTCTTATGGGGCTAGAGAAGTGATTTTCCTAAATGATTTTAAATCCTCAACATACAGGCTAGGAATACACCCACTATATAAATCAGATAGAAAGAAAGTATATGCAAAGCAAACTCAAGAAGAAGTTGACGCAAGTGCTGCTTTCTTTACTTACTATAAAGACGTAGCCCTACCTTTGGTTAAAAAGAATTTTACAGTAGTACAATGTGAAAATGTAGAAGCAGATGATTTAGCTTGTTACTTTGTAGAGCAGTTTGAAGATGGGAAGCACTTTGACCATATTTGGTTAATATCTACAGATGGTGACTGGGACGAACTAGTATCAGAACGCTGTAGTAGATTTGCAACTACTTCTAGAAAAGAATTCACTATTGAAAATTTTTACGATAACAAAGACTGTGATACTCCAGAACAGTTTACACATGTTAAAGCAGTTATGGGAGATACCGGAGACTCTGTTTACGGAGTACCTGGAATTGGTGCTAAAAGAGCGTATAACTTAGTGCGAACTTATGGAGATGTATTTGGTATCATAGATGCACTACCAATTGAAGGAAAGCAACTATTCATACAAGAACTTAATAATAGTGCAGAATTACTATTACTAAACCTAGAGCTAGTAGACTTACGAGGTTTTCACATGGAAGCTATAGCAGCACCAAAAGTAAACCACTTCCCATTCTTAGAAAAAGTTACACAGGAGCTAAAAGATGCTTGATATAGTATTACAAACACCAGAATGCGAACCACATGTTGGTTCTAAAGAAGCAGCAGGAATGGACTTACGACTAGCAATTAAAACAGCGGCAGGGTTTACTGCGTTAAGTCCAGGAGAAAGTATCTCATTCAGTACCGGAGTAAAGATAGAGATACCTATTGGATGGGTAGGTTTGGTAGCTCCAAGATCAGGTCTAGGTTGCAAGTATAAAATTGTATTAGACAATACTATAGGCTTTATAGACTCTGACTATAGAGGGTGGATTAAAGTATCAATGACTAATAGAGGTTCGGAAACGGCATTTATAGGAGACTATGATAGAGTTTGTCAGCTAGTAATAGTACCTCATTACTTACCTACTTTCAGAATAGTAGATGAGCTATCAAAAACAACCCGAGGAAGCGGGGGTTTTGGACACACGGGTACACAATAATCTATAAGCAAGAAAAAGGGGTTATAACTTAAGTTATAACCCCTTTTTGCTATCTATTTATCAGTGTGGTCATAAATACCCATTTTTTTAAGTACCAATACGTCTATGCGATCATCTAGTAATTCAAGTTTATGTAGCGTATCCTTTTTAAAATCAGTATAGTCCGTCTCTATTACATTAACTTTTGTATTCATTAATAGTAGTTCGGAAACAGGAAGTGTTTCCGGTATATATTGTGTAGCCTCTAGCGTTGTAACACGTAATTCTATTTCTTGGACTCTTATATCTAGTACACCTTCACTGTTGTACAAAGTAATAGCTACCCACCCCACTATAGCTAACAAAGTAGAAAGCAGTAAAGAACTTATGCTAGAACTCCTCATTCTATAGCCCCTCCTGTGGCTATTGCCTAATTATTTTAATTTTAGGTCTTTATTTGCGCTACCTCTAGTAGTACCAAACCAGTAAGCACAAGACCCAATCCAAGCCGTAAGATAGCTACCAAAAACAGTATTTATAAGTTGTAGGTTAGCTTCAGGTATATTAACATATAACAATGCTCCTATAAAAGAAATCAAACCCACAGTAAGAACAGAAGATAGTAACGCAGGGAAGATAGAGGTTTTGTGGTTCTTCCTAGCATCTTGTCTATCCTTAAGATAGTTCTGATCCATTGCTACCCTATTATCTTCAACCTTAGACATAAAAGCTAACTTAGCTTTAGGGTCTTTAATAACTTGATTTACTGCTTCTTGAGGATCTGCAATACCGGTCACTGCAGAAGCTATATTGGCTACCTTAGTAGCTGCCTCTTCTGCCTTATCTCCACCAATCCATTGTGCTATTTGTGGAACTACTGAACAAGTCCTGAAATTATTGGTATTAACGGTAACATACACTTTCTCCTATATTTATATCCCACACTATAAGTAGGTTGTTATCTGTAGGTCTAGTATCTACGTGTACCCAGTTAACCCCATCTTCTATAAAAGTGATAGGATAAACCCAAGGTAAGTCCCTGTGATTTATAATCCAACCCCTTATAACATTAGGGTCTATACGCTTTCCATCTACGTATACATCAAAGTCTAAAGCACTCCCATACTTGTGCATACTACGAGAGCTATCAAAAGCCTCCATAGAACCGTAGTAACAAGGGTTTCGTAAGCCTCTATCATCGAATCTTCCACCCCATTTCCAGTCGTTTACGACTATACTTACTGAATCCTTGAAGAATTTGGCAAGAGCTCCATGTAATGTGTCTATAAATACTAACAGTTCTCTATCAAACTGCTGAGTACTCGCGTTTCCGTGGTTATTATAAGTAGCTTCATTAACTAACTCATATGCACTAAAATTTTTCATTTCCATTTATTACTCTCCTATAATAAGCAACCCATTCTTTATTTCTATTAACCTCCCATGCAAAAGACTCTAAACAGTGCCTTTCTTCTCGCATGATCCAATTGATACACTTTTCCCATTTAACCCATTTAGTATTACCTAACAACTGAGCTTGAATATAAGCTCTAGAAGATAAAGTAGTAGCTATGTTACCTAGTAAAAGTACATTTAGTAAATGATCCAATCCTATTAATAGTTTAAATGTAAAAGTGTATTTTATCATGATTTAGCCTTTTTCTAGTTTTCTTGAATTTTAGTTAACATTAGATACCGTCAACTAACTTTTTAGCTAACACACGAAAAGATAAGTAATCTTCCTTATATACACCCCCATTATTAATAGCAGCAAGTTCCGCCCCTGTTGAGTACCTACTAAATATAACTTTTTCAATCATAGTGCTTCTACTATCACTGACGTTTACCTTAACTTCTTCACACTCCCATCCAGACTCAGTATCTTCTGTAGCAAGTGTTTCTTTATACGACCAGTGTATAAGTAATACTTTACCCAGTATTTGGTAGCCTTCTAATTTCTCTTTTGAATATGTTTTCATTTATTACCTTCTTTATATTTATTGTGTCCTGACGAATTATTCAGATTCCAGTAGAACGTGCTAGCATTCGTACCATTATCAGCATCCCCCCCTGAAGTTCGTAGTGTACGTGGTATAGCATCCCCTTACTTACTTACTTCTTTACTTACTTATCTGTTTACGGGTACTAAAAGGAGACCCGCGCGGCGATATTACGATGACGATAACCCGACGAATAAGTCAGACTCCAGCAGAACGCGCCAGCACGCGCACCACTATCAGCATCCCCCCCGAAGTTCGCAACTCTGTTACCTGAATCCTGGTAATAGTAGTCATTCATGAAAGTACTTGAACTTCCGCCAACTTCAGTAGGTACAAACGACCCATTAAATAAACTAAAATCTTTTGCCCACCCGTTATTAGCAGATAGCATACCAATGTCGGCTAAGTTGCTAGCAGTATCATCTATAAAGTACTGGGAATCATTTCCAACATAGCCCTGATTGCTAATGATATTAAACCCATCTACCCAGTCCCAGCAATTTCCTAAGAAGTTTTCTATGCCCCTATAGCTCATATACGCAGTTCCCGGCTTAGCCCCTGCACTAGGCTGAGTCCCATCAGTAGATTTATTACCCCATGAATTACTTGCCCCTGCTATCGAGTGTGGAGAATCTGCCTGTACAGAACTACTACCTACATAACTCCCATTAGTGTTCCCGCTTCCAAGTTCTGCTTGGGATGCAAACGTTCCATACTCAATTAAGAATAGTAACTGGACTGCGGAGGTTAGCCAGAAGTCTTGCTGTCTCCACCCCGTCCCATTATTAACTGCTAGTGTTCTTGCGTTGGCTCTAGTAACCCCGCATATTGGATAAACACCCATAACGCTTGATAGCTTGTCTGTCCCATAGTCAATCAGGTAATCTGCATCATCTAGAGTTAACCCACTAAGGTACGTACTTGACGAGTCAGAATAAAAGCAAGCATCATAAGCACCCATATACCTAAAATCTACTACAGCCCCATCCTTAAAGAAGGCGGGATGTAACTCGTAACCCCTCTTTTAATACCAGACATTTCCCACGTAGTAGTTACATTTACTTTACTTTCTTTAAAGTAAAACTTAGGTATCTCTACCATCACATTGCCATCTGAACCATCTAGTACTGATGCAGTTCCGTCTTCTTTGTAAGCTGAGTCATCTTTATCTAGGTAATAGTTGACTGTACCATTAGCTAAAAGTAAGCAACGCTTCATCCCCTTATGTATAGCAGTTACTCCTGCATCAGAATCGTTGTATGTGTCGGTAGTGGAGTTCCAAGATACACTCTTACTATAATCTAGGGGTAACCAACCAACTGCAATTTTTCCTTCAGCATCAGCTAAAGGAATCTTACCTGCTTCTGGCTCAAGCGTAGCAGTGCCTCCTGTAACTACTGCAACAGCATTATTTTCAGCCGTTTCTGCTGCTACTTTAGCTTGGTTAGCTGAGTTAGCATCTGCTGCTGTACTTACTGCATCTGCTGCTGTATTCTCTGCTTTAGTTGTGGCGATTACTACCTGAGCGTCTAGGCTATCTTTTGACCTACTACCTCTTCTGTTAATTGTGTTGTACTGGCAGTTAACGCTGCTATTTCTTCTGAATTTGGCATCTTATTTCCTTAACCCATTGGGTGATATTGTATTAATAAAGCCTGAGTATCTATAATACTAGTAGCCATAGGTATTAACACTACTTCAAGTTCTGACTGTATCTGGGATGTACTAATTACATCTGCATTAGTAGCATCTAAATCTAGTCCAGTTAATACTACGTCTGATGCAGTATCTATAGTATCTTGATTAGTAGCATCTCTGTCTAATCCGGTTTGTACTGCATCTGCATTAGTAGCATCTAAATCTAGTCCTGTACTAATTACATCTGCATTAGTTAATAGTAAATCTGCAGCAGTATTTTGTGTGTCCAAGTTAGTCTGTATTAAGTCAGCTGCTACTTGAGAAGCAGCTGACTCTACTGAAGATGTTAACTGCTCTACGTACAGTATTTCAGAAGGAGTTAGTGGGGTTACTTCGTCTAACATACCTACTAAAGACAGTGTAGAGGGTAGTTGGTCTGTAACAACTACCCTACCTAAAAGCCTCCAAGATACACCATCTAACACGTATATTACGTAAGTACCGTAGTATACGTCAAAGTTATATAAGCCCTGTGCATCTACCTGGTATACACTTGAAGAACCCTTAGCAATAGGAGCATAGTTCTCTGTAGCTATAAACTTTATGCTAGAGTTACTCAAAACATACCCATCTATAGGCCCCGTTAATGTACCAGTTATATTTATTGTTGCCATTATCTTTTCCTTATTTCATGTATTTTATATGTACAAGTCATATAACCTTGTACAGTTTTTATTATGGAATTATTATAACATTCTTTTTAAGCACGTCAAGTATATTTTTTATTTACTTATTTGATCCCTATCCCACTGCTGTAGCAGTGGGACTTCAGTAGTGGTTAACTAATAAGTAAGCTAGGGCTTATTAAACCACTCAGGTCGAATTGGCCTAGGTTGGTCTGTTTTATATAAATAATCATATAAGTTAGAACGATATTCAGACCAGTTCACTTTTTTTATATTCATCTTGTATCAATTCCCTGTTACGCGGTAATTTGTTATGTATTTTTTACAGCCATATAATCAAGTTGCAGATTAACAACCCGGACTGCAATTGCATCTACAACATTCTGGATTTGCTGCTGGGTAAGGTATACCGTTGAATTATCCGCTAGTACCCATAACAATTTTCCATCAACAATCGCTTGACGTTCAAGCAAACTGGAATCATTAATAAGCGTCGTCCAATTGGCCAAAGAGCCAACTAAATTTTTATAGGACTGTTCGTCACTGTCAAACGTTAACCCATCTACTTCGATTAACGAATATCGTTCCCGGTCACGAGTATATTTACCATTTACCTTATTGAAATCAATATAGAACGTGGTATCGGTGTATTCGGGTTCTGAGCCTTCTTTGCCACTCTTTAACCATGACATATACACGTCATGGAATGCCCATTTATAAACTTCTTCAGCCAGTGGTATTAATTCAGCATTCCTACCTGCTTGTCGTAAAGAAACGGTGTCAGAGCGATTGTTTGGGTATACCAATACAACCTGATCCATTTCATGTGTTACAGGGTTCGCCAGTTCTGTATTTTCTTCGTGGTAAAACTCCACAATAGCGCGAGGAATATCTTTTAAATTGTTAAACATTGTATTACTCCTAAGATAATGATGAACCTGCTCTAAATAAAGACACTACAGTTTTTTGCTCCGAGAGTTTTACATCGGCATATACACCAGAGCGTCTTAAAATGGCACGTACAAAATAAGATCCAGACGAGCCATTATTGAATGTCAATACACAAGCGCCAATCACACCCACTAAGGATTTCCGGTCTGTATTTCCACCCCTATCATAAACTGAAATCTCGTGGAAACCTGATGTATACCAGTTGCGATAATTGTAGCTACACTGAATTCTGACACTTACTGAGGCGGAGGTAGACCCGTTAGAGTCATAATGTGTAGCACTAGCATACAGTTCTATTTGAAAAGCAGGAATAAATAATTTACGTGACACGGCGCTTTTAGAAGCCCCTACCGTACCGGACATAAGTAAATATGTACCATAACCAGATCTAGCGGAAATATTTTTAGGTGCAGCAGCTACAACATCAGCGTCAATTCTATCTGCCAGTACAGTTCCTTCAAAAGTACCAGATCCAAATTTACAATCTCCGTTCTTTTTAATCCAAGAAGTACCGTTACCAAAATAAGCAGCATATACGCTACTAGATCCATCAATAAAACTCCAGTTAGCTCCACTAGTTGCACCTAAACTTAAACGAGAACTTATATGCCCAGAGAGCATTTCTACATGGCCTCTAACAAGTACATCATTAAATACAGCATGACCATCTTTGTGTATGCCCCAACCACTATTAGTATCATTTTGATAATTACCTCCACTAATTTGTAATTTAGTTTGAGGATATATTCTTTCAGTTACAGCTTGATTAGCGGTATTTAATATTAAAGAGGGATCTACTAATAAGCTCCCTATAGGAGTTTCTGAGCCATCTAGCTTCTGAACAAGAGGTTGATAGAATTCAGTAACACATCCTATTTTAGTCCTATACTGACTAATTCTAAAAAATAAAGAAGAACTGTCTGAACGTGCTCTATATTCATTACCCTCTGAACCAACCATTAGTCCAGTAACAGGATCATACCAACCTGTTTGTCCTGAATCAGTTGCATCTTCATAATTTGAACCATGAACTACTGCAACAAGTAAGTACCATTTATTAGCTGAAGGAGGTAATTTATTTGGAAATGAATAAGGATTAGTATTATTGTTTATAGTTCCTAAATCCCATACATCACTTGATCCATACCCCATGTAAAAACTAGGCTCATTAGTATTTCTAAGTATCCAGCAGCTTACTCTATATGCTGCTTTATTATTATAGTTAATCCCATTAATCTCAAATTGAATACCTCCTGACCAACCCCCTGAAGGATCTTGATTATCAGTAGTATATTGAGTAAGTACTGGTATACGATTTCCAAATGGCCCAACTTGATAATCTATCCAATTTGAAGAATTACCTGGGTTGAATTCTTCAAGTTCACCAAAGGGAAGACCTCTTCCAGTGTACCAACCTGCGGTATTTATAAGATTATTAGCACTTCTAGATATTGCTTGGTTAGCTTTAGTAGTAGCATCAGTTGAAGCCTGTTCAACAGCTCTATTACCTTCAGCTACGGCTTTGCCTGCGTTATCAACTATTAGGTCCCAGTCGGATATACTATAACTACCAGTTAAAGTCTTTGGTGTACTACAACGTCTTATACCCAAGCCTGGAACATCCCATAGGTCACCTACGTCATATGGTATTACTGGGGTAATAACGAAAACCCTTCTCTTTTGATCTGCTGTATCTTGGGCTGTACTAGCCACGGCAAGAGCAGCGGCAATACCTTCATCTGCAATACGTTTCCAAGAATAAACACTAGTCAATAACTGAAAACGGTAGGCGTACCCCGTATCCTCATCGTAGTATATATCACCTAAGTGAGTATCCTTTTCGCTATCTGTAGGCCAGCCACTTGAAGGTATGTTACTAACCGAAGGTTCTCCAGGATAGAACCAGTTAGTAATAGACCCGTCAATCTGATCTTGTATTGAAGCAATATCTTGACCATAAAATACAGAGGTTACAAATGTATCATCAGAGTATTCTTCTGCAGCTTGTTGAGCAACATTAGCTTTAGTAGTAGCATCAGTTGAAGCAGTACTTATAGCTAAATTAGATGCTGCATTAGCTTTATCAGTAGCATCCTGTATAGCTCGTTGTTCTTCTTCCGTGACGATACCATCGGCATGTGCTTTGGCTGTAGTCTCAGCTAAATTAGCTTTAGCTAAAGAGTATGCTTCTGTTGCTAGAGGAATTGATAAATCTAATATACCTAACCTATCGACCAATTGAGATAACGAAGTGCTTATAGCAAATATACCATCACCACCCGTTCCTTCGTTGTATAAATATACAACACGATTCCAACCTTTACTAAGAGTATAATTGATACTTTGGTCATGGAGATTTCGGCTTTCCGAGTAAACAGAAATACCATTAACATACACGGTACAGCCATCATCATGTGAAAATGTATAAGACACTTCACGATCAGACGTTACATATACTTTGGTACTTAATGTAGCTAAATAGTTATCACCAATATCCCTAACCAAAGATAAATCATCATCAACAACAAATGTTTCATCAGGAGTTAAACCGTCAAGTAAGTCAATAGTGGGGAGACCTGGTGAACTAACCCCATTATACCTAGACACATGCCATTTATTATATGCGTTAACAATTTCCAGTTGATTACGAAGTAAAAGAGCTTTATCAGTAGCATCTTGTGAAGCAGTACTTATAGCTAAATTAGATGCTGCATTAGCTTTATCAGTAGCATCCTGTATAGCTCGTTGTTCTTCTTCAGTTACAATACCATCTGCATAAGCTTTAGAAGAAACTTCTGCTAAGTTAGCTTTGGCTAAAGAGTATTCTTCTGCAGCTTGTTGAGCAACATTAGCTTTCTCAGTAGCATCTTGTGAAGCAGTACTTATAGCATTAGAGTTATCTATTTCAGTAGGTAGAGAGTCTGTAGCACTATCTATAAATGTAAGACTCCTAGCATCTATATGTCCTGTTAATATGGTATTAGAGTTTATGCTATCACCAGTGATAGACTGAGTAGCCATTAAACTACCGTTAATAAACACAGTAGGTACTGTCCATCCTCCATCTTCCCACATTGCACTTTTAGATTTACTATAATCTACACTGTCATACTGGGTAACCACTGATCCAACGGGTATTATGGAACCTACTAGTAGGTTAAGAACGTAAAGCTCTGCCGACGCTTCGTCAAACGTACCATCAAAGTTTACTACTTCTTGGTTGTAGTATCGTGTACTGTCAACCCCTATCTGGGTAAGTGGGGTAGCATTACCAGGTGTCCCTATACTAACGTCACCTGAGATATATAAGTTACTGCCATCCCAACGGATATGCTCAGTTTCACTACCCATATCAAACTGAAAAGAAGGATTACCTGTATCTGTATTATAACCCATGTATAACCCAGAGTTATAATCAGCATAGTTAAACTTATTAGTTGTACGTATAGAGGGTCTATCACTAGAAGTTAGTTGAGACATAACAAAACTAGCAGATACTATCTCATTAGCTATTACAGCGCCTTGCACTGTTACGTAACCTGTAACAGGGTCAAAGCGTATAGGAGCCCCAAGCTGGGGGTCTATGTAACCTATAGCTACAGAGCCAGTAGCCGCGTCTAGACTGAATGATTCTGTTTGTACGTTATTGTCATCTATAGTAAACGCTTTTATTCCTGCGTATGTTACCTCAACCCCACTAGCTTCCTCGTAATCTGTATCTACAGTATCGTCAGTAACCGTAAGTGTTAAAGTTTCTGAAGATACTAAAGTATCATCATAACCTAATGCATCTACTCTAAATACCATCTGTAAATTTTTCTGTATATCAATAAGTACTGTTTCTAAAGAAGTACCTGCTGACGTCATAACTAGGGGGTTAGTAAAGCTGTACACACTAGCAGTAGGATAACCTTTTACTATAAACTCTTTTATGTTACCTGTAGTACCTCGATCCCATAACCAAGATAACCTAACATCAAATCTCTCAAAACTAGTCTGTATACGTCCTATACTAGCAGATAAGCTAGTAGGAGCTGCAGGTACTGAAGACCCACCTTCTACCGTGAAAACACCCTCTGAATATTCTATAGGATCAGATATTTCTGTGGAGGTAGGTAAAACAATTACACCAGACACTCTAAACGTGTAATCATTTGCAGGGAGTGGTATACTAATCTTATTAGAAGTAGAAGATACAGGAGTCCATGAAGTACCTAAGTCCAAACTATACTCTAGTATGTAACTAGTAGCGTCACCCCCTATAGTAAATGTTAGTCTAGGGTCTGTTATTCCTATATCTACCTGTGTACTGGTTTGTTCTATACTAGTAATGCTAGGTGCTGTCTTAGTAGATACTATAAACTCATCAGAAATACTGACCCCGCTCTTAGCCTCTAGTAACTCTGAGTCTGCCATGGCGTCAAAAAACGCACCAGATATACCGTATAAGCTACTAGGTTCTAGTCCAGTTAGTTTTGAAAAGTTTAACTGAACCCCAGGTACTACTATATGCCCAGACTCTGTGTACCCTGAAATTGTTGTCCAGAATACTTTACCTGCGGCGTCCTCGTCTATAACAGACGAGTGATTTATAAACGCATTAGTATAGGAAGTAGTAATACTACCTATAACTAGTCTACGTGGCTGTATGTTCTCAATCATAATATGCTCCAACTAGCGGAAGTTCTGTTACCATCTGCTACCGCTTTTATTTTTATTTTTAATTTACGATTAATACCTATGGAACTTTCTGTAGATAAGTAATCTGTTTTATTTAATGCTAAGGTATACGAAAAGGAATTTATACCTAAAGGGATATATATATCCCTTAGAACCCTAGGAGTAGCTTCATTTGTTTCTATAATCAGATTATACCCAAAGTTAGTATACTCTGTAGTACTGAACCTATAAGCATTCCACACTAGAAGTAAGTCAGGACCTACCCAGCTACCTGGGTTTATAGTAGACGCATTAGTGGCAGATAATCCCTCTATATTATTTAGTACCTTAGCTGGGTCGACTACTACGTCCTTTAGGGTAATTGGCTTAGAGGACTTACCTCGGTAGTCTACTGCACGTACCGAGAACGTGTATATACCTACATCTAAGTTAAATAACTCTAGAACTATCCTATCTGTTATAGCGGCGGCAGGATCTACTTGTACTACTATACTTTCTGCTAACCCACTATACCTAATAGTGTAATAAGATAGCTTACCAGTACCACTAGGTAACCATGATAACTCAGCCGTCTTACCTGCTTTGGAATCTCCTAAGTAGGGAGTATATACTAAGTTAGTAACAGGTAGTACGTTAAAGGAGATATCGGGTACTTGATCGCCTGATATGTCTACCTGATCCGAATTGATAAACATACCTTCAATATATTCCCTAGCTACTACAGCAACCTTAGTATCTTTTGTCCAAGATAGCTCCTCTACCATAAACCTTTTCTTATCCCACGTATATCTTTCGCTAGTAAGAGTTATATGATCATTAATACCTAAATGTGTATAAGTAAATGGTAACTTAAAACTTACTGTTCTGGTAGACCTAGATGCTTTCAAGAAACGTTCTGTAGTTGCTCTAGCAGTATAATAGTTAGTTATAAAAGGAAACTTAAACTTACCTTCTCTAGCCTCATTTTTATCTGCTATTTTATAGTCTGCATTATAGAAGTTTATCTGATTATCTGACCACTTCTTTGCTGGGTCTGTTATAGATGCCATTACCGAGTTATATCTTCCTTCAATAGAGTTATCTGATAAAGATATATCACCACCAATTAGTGAGTCTACATTAATATCTTCTACAGGGTCAGTATCTGCCTGTATTGTACATGTATATACCCCGTTAGCTATAGTGAGGGAGGCATCTATTTGAGTAAGCATAACATCAATGTTTTTAAATGTGGTCATCTCGGTCTGAAGGTCTGTATTACACTGAATCATAGCTCTATTTTCTATACCTGAAGCGTTTTGAGTATTCCAACCGATGTATCTCCAGTACTTTAGCCATTCTTCTTTATAACTAGTATCAACTATATCGCATAACTGAGCTACTTTATAGAATGATCTAGTGTCTATCCTATCTATACCTATATCCCCACCAAAGCTACTATTAGATATATAGTCTAGTATTTGCCAAGCAGGGTTTAGTGAAGTATCATTATTATTTTCTGGAAGTCCGAACTCATCGTATGTATATACTTTACGCCCACGTATATCTGCTTTAATATCTGGTATTTCGGTACGTTCTTCATTTAGATTAAACTTACATACTATATATGCAGTATCTAGTAACTGGTGTGCTGTACCCCAGTACTCTTCCGCAGGTATAGCAGCTCCTTCGGATACGGGATTTTGCTGTAAGTAAAAGTTATTATTGGAGGCTATATCAGAAAGTATACCAGAAGAAGCTTGATTACTAGTGCCGTGGTATACAGTAAACTCAATAGGTCCATCTCCATCGTCTACTATATATGTATTTCCATGTTGGGTAGAAGCACCCCCTACACCGTAGTTAGCTACTATATTAATAGTATCTCCTTTATCCTTTTTAGAGCCTGCACATACTCTTATGTCTGGATCTGCTAATGTATCCCAGCATATAGCTGCATCATCTCCTATATAGAAATCTAGAAATCCATCTATTTCACCTTCGCAAAACGTGTATACTACGTATACTGTATTAGGATCATCATCTAACGTATCTACAAATACAGGTATTCCGGTAACATTACGTACACCGTATACTACAGGTATAAATTGTGCAGTAAGATCGTAGCGTAAATCTACTATCCTAGGTACCTGTACTGTATACTCAATAGTTCTTACACTAGAAACCGTACCGTACCAAGTTTTATTAACTTTTGTTCTATAACGAGTCTCTGTAGCTTGATACTTAGCAAGTACAGATACTGAGTTGTTAGCATGCATAAATCCTAAGTCAGTCTGATATTGGGTTTTCTTTGCAGAACTAGAAGGCTGTAAGGTAGTAGACCCTGTAACGGCTACTAAGCCCCTGTGTGCTGCGTCATCAGTTATCCTACCATTAACTCGGGTAAAGTCTGAAAATTCACTACTACAAGTCCAGGTTACAATAGAAGTCCCTGCAGAGCCTATACTAGCGGAGTCCTTTATACTTGATCTTGATATAATACCTTCAAAGTATATTAGAGTACTTCCATCGGAAAACATAGGGATCATGTAACCCTCATCATCTATGTATGCCCTGTAAACCCGTAAGTTGTTATTTAGATATAGATTACTGTTTAACGCCCTAGAAAGTTCTACATCTAAAGCACCTGATAGTTTTATAGTTAAATCATAGGTATTGAACTGCTTAGTTTGCTTTACAGTACCTATATCCTTTACTGCTCCAGATACAAAAGTCTGATTATCATACACTATATCTCTAAAATAGTCTGTGAGGTATAAAAAACCACCTCCAGGAACTTCAAAACGTATTAAGTGTGCAGGGCGTACTACTCTAGATGAAGAAATATAGTTAGTAAAACTTGATAGTATTTCCATTATTTTGCCTCTCTAAATTGGTATGCAGCTCCTGTATATAGGCCCTCTACATTTATACTGCTAACAGTATTCCATTCTGTTAATACTGTTTGAAATAGTATATTATTAAACTTAGGTTTTTCAGTACCTACAGTAGTAATAACAAGGTCTGGATATACTCCTAGAGTCCAAGTGTTACTAGAAGATATATCAACTGAAGTTATTCTGTATACTTTCTTACTCACCCCTGTTAGCTGTATTAAATCTCCTGCTAAGGGAGCACCCTGTAATGCATTGGATCCACCTATTTCGATGGTACTACCTCTCTGCCCAGACGTAATAGTAGTATTTGTAGTATCTCCTAATACTCTAAAGTGTAGGTATTGAGGTAGTAGTATATCAATATAAGAGTTAGTTCTTTTAGACTCTTCAATAGCACTTATTACTAAGGAGTATTCAGTAGCTAAAAGTTCTGGGTACTCTATATTTATAGACCAATACTGGTATCCATTCTTGACTTGAAGTACTCTACCATCCTGTAGCTCATCTTTAATTATTGGGTAGTTATCTACTAAGTCTCCTACAGTAAACCCAGGTGCGTTATTGACCACAAATGGATCTGGTAATCTTATACTCATTATGAACCTCCTAAGTAGGTTGTATTATATATTTTATTTTTCATAACACACATTATATAGTAAAACACTATTCTAGTCAATTTTATTTTTAATTATGTATATGTATAGTGGTTTATGCAGTATTAGAGGCAGGTATGTTTATTAAATAAAAGGCAATAAAAAACCTCTAGCAGTAACTACTAGAGGTTTTTCTTAGTTACGTAGCTTATCTACGCGCATACCTTGTTGGCTTGCTTCATGAGAGAAAGCCTCAAATATATTACCACTATTATCTAGGAAACTCTGAGAATCCATAGTCTGTATAGTAATATTATAGTTGTTAGCACCACCTGAGGTAGAGGTATCTGTGCTGGAGTTTCTCATATCTTCATTTGAAGTAACGGAAGCATCTTGTGGTAAAGAAACAACCTCAGGACCAAACTCACCAAACATGTAGTTAGTGTTAGCACGGGATTTACCACCGGTTGCTCTAGGAGTAAAGTCGTTAGCTGATCCTTCACCACGGGCTCCTGTAACATAGGCTCTCTCACCTTCACTAGCTAAGTTAGATACATTTATATTATTATCTCTTTCGCCTACTTGAACACTACTAGTAGTGGATCCTTCTGGCTTAGCATTTAACTGAGCTAACTGGTTAGAACCCTTAGACTTTGCTTGACTAAGTGCCATACCCCCAGCTACAGCGGCTGCTGCCATCATTGGGATAGCTGGAATAGGCCAAGGATTAGCTGCGGCATTCATTACAGCTACAGCGGTAGATATTACGATACTTTGAACTGCTGCTTCCTGCTGCATCTTAATTTTCTTAGCCTCTAGTTGTTTAATCTTAGCTAAAGATTTTTCACTAGATCCATCTCTCTTTTTCTCCATAGCTATCTGCTGGTCAATTTCGCTTATAGCACCTTGAGAAACATTAGCTAACATACCTCCCATTGCTTGTAAGCCTGATATTGCCATAGAGGCACCTTTCTCCATAGACATCCCTGTAGTAGCGGCTGCTGTAGATAGGTTTGTCAACCCTGTTGCCATAGCATCTAGACCAGGTGTTTGACCTATAAGACCTGCCATAGCTTCAGAAGCTTGGGCTGTATTACTAGCCATCAGTATATCTTTTTGGTCTTGCTGATTACCTTCTAAGTCTTTACCTTCGGCGTCTTGATTAGGTATAGCTGACATAGACTGCAGACTACCACCCAATACTCCGTTTGCTTTTGTCTGTGCTTCTTGTGACTTCAGAGCTGCAGCGTCACGTATACCTATTTGTTTTAATGCAACATCAGTATTGGCTTTATCTAAAGCACCTAGGTTATCTGTACTACTGTCTTTGTTATACATATTAAGGGCTTCGGACTTCTTATCCTGCAATATCTTAAGCTCTTTTATAGCAGCTTGCTCGCTTGTAATAGACCCTGAAGCTACCCCTACATCTATAGAGCTTTGTGAACGCGCAGCGCTTAGTTCTAAAAGCTTTACTCTTTGATTTTCTAAGGCATCAGTAACGGCAGCTTCTGCCACTACTATTTTTTGTGAGCTACTAAGCCGTTCATCATTAGAGTGTGTGATACCTTGTAAACGTACATCCTCGTCCTTTAGTATATCTAAGCGTTCTTGGGCTAGTTTTAACGCACTTTTAGAACTATATTCGTTCTCAGAGTTAAACAATGAAATAGCTACTTGCTGTACTTTCTGTGCTTCTAAAGCATCTGCTACTGCTAGTTCCGCTGTTACTATTTTTCTAGTATTAGCTTTCCTAGTAGTCTCACTTGCATTTATAGAGCTAAGAGTCAGACTATGTTCACGTAGTGCAGTTAGGTTTTCCCTAGCTATTGTTAAACTACTTTTTGCTTCAATAATGTTAAGTCTAGCAAAGTCTGCATTACTCTTCTTAGTACTAGCCCTACTTTCTAGTTCTTTCTGTACTTTTTGCTCTAAAGCCAGTAAAACTAGTAATTGTGCTTTTGTTTCTTTAGACCCCTTAGATCCTTCTTTTTGGAACCTAATCCGGGCAGCTAACTTATCTTGCTGTGCAGACAGTAATTTACGTGCTGCTTCTAGTTCGGTACCTGAATTAGGAGATACCCTAGCTTTAGCATTCTCACGATTAACTACTCCGATCTGTTCTTTAGCTTTCCGTAAGGATACAGCAGCAGCAACAGTTTCTTCTACTATTGCCTGTTGAATACCTAAGTCTTTTGAGTTTGAGTCACTTAACCCAGAGTTACTTATTGCTTTTAACTGGGCGTTACTTATACTACCTATCTTCTTGCCGAACTTATCTACTAAATCACTAGTAGTATTTAGTTGCTTTATTACGGCAGCCCCTTCCCTTACTATAGTATCAAGATTTTTAGTAGCAGATACTCCAACACCTTTCCCTGCGGCATTCATAGCATCATTTGTAGCAACTACTGCGCTTTTTAACCTAAGAAACTGCTGTACCATTTCGGCAGCTATTTTTGGGTCATCTGTACCAAATATTTTACTAGCTATAGGCTGTACGTCACCATCATTACCAGGTATGAAAGTAGAGCTACCTCTTGTATTAGCAATTTCCTGCTCAGATATAGCTATATTTTTTAGTACTTTTTCGCGTTTTTTATCTAATGCCACTAACTGTGCAGTTCTAAGTACAGAATCAGTTGCATTACCTAGGTTAGGACCGGCTGTACTATTCTCATTACCTGTAACATAATAACCTAGCTCTTTTGCTTTTTCATTTTCAGCATTAGCCTTAGCTTGTATAGCCCATCGTTCTTTATCTTATTTTTTAATTTTTCTTGTCCAGCAACTAATCCTTCTGTTAGGGAACTGACTGAAGTTGCTTGCATTACTGCTAAGTTAGCTTGCATAATAGCCAAAGCATCAGTACCTTCATTTGCTATTTCTGCTACTTCTTTTAATCCTAATATCTCAGCTAAAGGACTAGCTAAAGTAACTGAGGCAAAGGCGTTATTAATAGCACCTACTAAGTTACTAAGTCTACTACCTGTTTCAGTAATATCTTGCCCTATTTTAGATAGTGCAGTTGACGCGTTAGCAGAGAATTTCTCCCATTCTGTTGCAGCCATTACGTCATCAATACTGCCTAAGGTTTCGGCACCTTTTTCAACAACTAAGTTAGTTAGTGCTTGTTGTCTTTGAAAAGACGTTAGGTCATCTGCTACCAGCTTATGCTGTAATGCATACTTATCAAAAGCCTCTGTTAACTTGATGGTTATACCTAATTCATCTAGTAACTCTACTTCTTGTTTTGCAATACCTTTTGTAACACGGTTCATGGCATCTGTAAGGTCAAGTCCTAAAGCTACTGAGGCTCTTCGAGCAACCAGAGTTAGTTTCTCTAATTGATCAGTTGTAAAGCCTTTAGATACTGAAGCAGCGGCTAGTTTCATAGATTCCTGAACTGAAATAGCGTTATCTAGAGTATCTCTCATACTAGCCGCTGCTACTTCAACACTTACACCTTTGGCTGCGGATAATGTTTTAGAGATCTCCATCAAACGTGCATCAGCAGCATACTCAGACAGTAGTCTAAAGGCTGTAGTTACGGCATATATATTAGCAGCAACTACAGCGTACCCTGCAGCTAAAGCACCTGCATTACTAAGCATAGAGGACATGTTACGTCCTTGGTTACGTGAAGAACTTAATCCTGCAGCCCCTTCTGCCCCTCGCTGTCTACGTACACGATCCGCATCTGCCGCACGGTTCATACGTTCTGTTTCAATACGTGTTCTTCGTACTTCATCTGCAGTAGTTCCTGCGTGCTGTGCAGATTCTTGCAAGTCATCATTGACCATATCAGAGTTTTGACGTAGAATAGACATATCATGGGCCATTGCACTAGTATGTCCACTCATTTCTGCAGTATTATTAGCAGAATGTTGTGTACTTAACTCTATCTCACTCAGTATACTTTCTAGACGGGTAGAATCGCCTAACATGTCTATATTACCTACAGAACGTAGTTCTCTAGCTATTGCAGTTACACGAGCTTCATAAGCATCTAAGGAGGCTAAATTAAATACTGTATCTAGAGAAGCTTCCAGAGACTCAGCTGATGCCTCTGTTTGTTGTATAGCTTCGGTTAGTCCGGTTATTGCTCTAATGGTTCTAGTAGCACCGTCCTGGCGTAGGTTAACCGTTACTGTTTCTTCTGTGTTGTTAGTAGCCATTTATTACTCCCTTAGTATACAGCTCGTTTTACATAAGAAGTTGAGAAGGCTGTACCTATAGTACCTTGCATATTTATAGTTGAAGTACCTGTCCCACCTGCGCGGGTTCGTTCTAACTCTTTCAATTCGTAACCAAGTACCGAACCATGTGGGTGCATTATAATAATGTCATTATCTGCGTTGGCTAAAGAAGCACAAGGTACTATGTTAAAGCCTGGCAGCTTAGTTATTGGATCACTGTCTAAGTATAAATCAAAATAAGTATTATAAGATACAGCTATAATAGGTGTGCCTGTTATACTAAATACTGTAGGTATAAAGCTTGCTAGTAACTTATGAATCGCTGTCTTTGCAGTAGGTGCATCTACTAAAGGAGTAACCGTAAGTGCTTTTATTGCCGTAGTAACAGTATCTTCTAAGTTATAACTAAGCTGAGCAGATAGTACATCAGTAAGTGCTGGTAATATGTCTATCGCTGCGTCTTCTATAGTCTCGTCGGTTATTACAGCAGGAAGGGTATGTAACTCTTTTGTAACCAGTAACCCCCCTACAACGTAAGTTGTAGAAAGCAGTGCAGGAACGTCTGTATAAGGTACATAAGTAAACTTACCTGGAAGTGCTGTGTTACCTAAGGCGCTTAATAATAAGTTATTGCTAAATACTTTATCCTGTAAGTCTTTTACACTAGTACGTAGGTTATCTGTGATAGTTAATGATTTTTTCATTTGTTCTCCTAAAAAAGCCCTAACCACTACAGTTAGGGCAAATACCTCGTGGAATTTACTTGGAGGTGTTAATTGTTTTATTTTTACCTTGTTTAGCTTTTAGTTTTTTAGCTACATTTTGCATACGCTTTGCTGAGTCTCTAACTGCCCTTGCATCTAAATAGTGTATTATATCTAAAAGAAAACAGTGTTCATTTTCTGGTATATCTGAGTAAGAGAATAGTAATGGTAATGTAGCTAGGTCCTTACCTATATAAAGTAAACCTAGGTCTGTAGTAGCATACCTATCCCCTAGCTTACCATATAAGTCTAATGCAAAAGTCACAGGCAGTGGGAAGTCTGATATATCTAAGGGCATACTGTTTCGGTCTGGTATATCACCCATCTGCTCACATACTTGAAGGTACTTTTTACGTGTAAAAGTACCTTGCTTATCTAAGTAAGTGTCTAACTTTTCAAAAAGAAAATCTCTATTTTTGCTTACGAAAATTCTCTAGCTGTTTAGCTGTGGTTACCACCCATGTATCGAATGCAGATGCTTCATTCATAAGGAAAACTGCAGTATCATGGTCAAAGTCTATTTCTTTATCCATATCCAAGTCAGTTTTATCAATCAGAACCATGTCATTCAAGTGTTCTACTGTAAAACCTGACCATCCTTTTACCACTGCTTTAATATAGTTGTCTAAATACTTTTCAGTGTCTAAGTCTTGGTAAGGCTGTCCTGTTTCTTTATCGAATTTCTGAATCATTGCGCTAGTACGTATATTATTTAATAGTACTTTATTAGTATATGCAATAGTTACTTTCATACCTGGACATAAAGGGAATTCGAATTGTGCTTCTGTTGCGTTTACTACTAGGTCTTTTAAATTAAGTTTCATTATTGTGCTCCATATTCCACTGCTACAGAAGAGTTTTCCTGTAGGGATAGATCATATTGTAATCCTAATACTTCACTAACTTCGTATCGTTTAGTGATAGTTGCATTACTTATTATTATAGTTAGTATACTACCATATTTTATGGTAATATCTGCATGTGTAGTTATTTCAGGTAGTACTTTATCTGTTTTAGCATAGACAGCTATTATAGTATTAACTAAAAAATCAGATACTATAGCCTTTGTTGGTACATACATTTTGTGTAAGGTATGTATACTATTATCGTTTCTCCATGAGAAATCTTGCTGTAAAGAAAAGGATACACTCCTTAAACTTGGTAACCATACACTAGAGTATAAATCAATGCTTTCCACTTCTACACTAAGTTCACTAGTTTCAGGGTGTGCGTTACCTTGGTAGGTACTACTTTGTACATCTTCGCTATCTAAAACTATATTAGAAAACTCCATACCTATACTGAAGGATAGTGTTGATTGTTTATTAAGGGATAAGTCTAAGCTAGATACTGCACAGTTTTCTAATTTTACAGTACTGCCTTGGTTTACTATATATAGGTTAAAGTAGGTAGGCTCTATTGGAAGTTCATCAGGTAGCCACCAAGCTTTCCTATCGTTGCTTAGCCCTACTAAAGTTAGAAGTACAGACTCAATATATGAATCCGTACTATTAACCTGCATAGAGGAAGTGCCAGGGTTTTTACCCGATACTATAGTTAAGGGCGTAGATACTTTCTTATGTAATGTTTTGCGCGAATTACTATTTCTTACATAAGTCTGTGAGTAAGTATAGCTACCAAGTGCGTCTAAGATGAAGAAATCCCCATCATATTCTAAAGTCACTACCGACTCTTTTTTAATAACATACTTACTCATATGTATCTCCTTATACTACCTTACCATCTCCAGTAGTTATTAGTGTTTCTATAATAGTATCAGTGTATACTGGGCTCATGCCGATATACACTTCGTCACCTGCGGAAAAATCACTAGGGATACCCTTCATTTCTATAGAAGTAGTAAGCATGTCACCTGTGTCTATTGTAGGTATACTAAGATGAGCTAAGTCCATGACTAAAACCACGCCTGGTGATGGTTGGCTATAACGACCACCCATACAAATAGCGATAGTATAACTATTAGTTACTGAGCTAGCTGCTAACATATCTTCCAATAGTTCTGCTGTTCCTCCATCACCTGTAGCATTTGTACGTAGGTAAGCCTCTAGCGTTCCTGACACATCAAAATTACCTGTGTACGAAGCAACTGGCTTATCTAGACGTGCTAGAGTAGTTGGCGTTAGGTATGTAATATTATTGTTAATGTCTAAGTTAGCACTAGTAATAGGAACTTCATAAGCTACTGAACCATCGTTGTTGATTACTACCATAGTAGTAAGTCTATTCTCAATGTATGGTGCACTTAAGGCTTCAGCAGTATATACTGTAGTATCTGTAGCAGGGTCGAAAGGTGCAGAAGTCAAAGGTATTAATGTAGTACCTTGTCCTGTCCAAGTAACCATACCTAAGTCAGTGATGTCTACGTTGATTGCAGCGGAACCTGCTTGGCAGTCAGTAATCTTATACCAAACGTTGTCTACGTTAAATATTAAGTCAAACTTATTAAGCACGTGTACACTGTTGCCTACAAAGTTTACTAGCATGTTTACATCGTTACCACTAACACCTTCCGCAGTAGCTAAATCAAAAGGAGCAGAACTAGCTAAAGAATGCCACATAATAGCATCTGGGGTTGTTACTGCAGAGTATGCTGTACTACTGTAGGGTTGTAAGTATGTAGCGAAACTCCAATCTGCAGGGTTAAGTGAGTCGTTAAATCTCTTAGAACCACGGGCAGGTGCCGCCCCACCCTCTTCTACTGTAATATCAGAAGTGTTGTTGTCTTGTGAGAAACTGAAGTCATTCTGAATCTCTATTTCCCAAGTGTTACTTGGACTGTAAGTAGGCGAAGCACCTGTTGCTGTGCTCACCCAAAGCCGGGTGTCGCGTACTACTTGAATATTATCTGCCATTTAAGGTCTCCTTCGTATTTTATTTTCTTGAGCGGTCTGAGTACCTAATTTCTATATTAACCTCACCAAGCCCAATAGGCTTTAAAATGCCCTCGTCTGTGGTTACGGACAGTATAGTTATTTGGGTAACAGTCTTAATTGTCTCACTTGAGTCTGGATTTATAACAGTATATTCTAATCTTTCAAAGTTGTCAATAAAAGTTTTTATATCAGCTATTAACTCCTCTAATTGTTCCTCTGTCTCGTCCTGGGACTTTACATGTGCTCTTACGTACATGGTTAGATATTGCCACCTAAAACCACTAGGTAGATACTCTGTTCTTTCTGGTCCTAGTACTAATGATATAGCAGGGAATATATCAATACCATCGGAGAATAGAGTATCTCCTAGTACATTTTTATCTATGTCTGTGTAGTAAACACTACCTGCATTAGCAGCTGACATCTCGCTATTCATAGAGGCTATTAATGCCCCTTTAATACTTGCTCTATTACTCATGTTATACTCCCTGTCTTATATTAATATTATATCTAGCGTGTATAACGTCCCTAGCTGCCTTATCTAGTGCAGAACCTATGATTCTTCTAGGATTACGTCCTTCACTGGATAGGTTCATATAGCTTGATACAGAAGGATCAAATACAGAGTAAGGACGTACCATATAGCTAAAATATAAACTTATATTATTTCCTTGTGCTGCTACCCCTGTTACCTGTGTACTCCCTGCAAACCTACCTGATTGAAATTTCAGAGGTGCATTAGGCCTAGTCATATCTGCTACCACGTACCTTTGCATTATTTCCTGTAGTAAACCCCGTAAAGTACTAGCACGTCTACGTTTTCCACCAACGGTTTCTATTAAACCACTAGTTTCTTCGGTTGTTCCAGTATCATATTTGGCTTTTGTCTTCTTTGTTTTTCTACCTACGTTCTTAGTGCCTGCAAGTTTTAAAGAGAGAGCTTCTAAGGTAGTACCTCGAGTGCTTGACATACTATCACGAAAGGAAGCAACCATCTTATTAGCCATATACTTTGATACACGTTTTTTAAGGACCTTTCTCTCCGTATCGTCAACGTAATCAGGTACTTCAAATTGGGCTTTTTCTTTTATTATCTTCTTTCCATTAGTGGTTTCTGTGAAGTTAGCAGTACCTTCTGTATTAGAGGACCTATTCTCTGCTTCAGCATATGCCTCTATTTCCGCCTTAAAGAATTTACTCGTATTTTTAAAACTCATTATAGAATCCTGTGAAAGTCTAATATAGTACGTACACTGTCAGGTAAACTACGTGACTCTCGATAATCTACTTGCTGAGATCCACTACTAGCACTTGTTTTATTGTATTCACCTTTAAAGTAGTGCTGGGTAAGCAGCATTATTGCTAATTTAACATCTAAACTAAAGCTACCTGTTTCGGGTATCATTGGTTCACTAAGATTTAGAGTTACCGTATCGTAGTCCCGTACAGGGAGGGTTATTAAAGTAAACTCTAAGTCCCCCTGTATATAATCTAAAAATTCAGTCAATTCTGTAGTTGCGC